CGGATTGTTCCATCAAACAGTCACATGGCTAATTATGTACGGAAAAACGAACGTTACGATTGCACATGGGATGATGACGGCGAATTGGAAGATGATTAGTAAAGTTCCGCAATCGGAGGATATCAAGGAGGTAGGATTTTGAAAAAATATCCTAGATTAGACAAATACTACGATGAATTAATCAAAATGGAAGATGAAGAACCAGAACGATTCTATGATCAGCGTTCGTATTCTTTGATGTGCACGTTGGAATGTATTTCTAACTACGAGTTTATTAAGGACTTTTGTTTAAAGAATAATTTCAAAAGCGTGTTTGATATTGGTTGCTGTTTCGGTTATCAATCAGAGGTTTTTTATGAATCGGGTATTCAATATCGAGGATTGGACGACACCATATCTAAATACCTTTGGAATAGCGAACTATATGAGTATCAAGTAGGACGTTTTCCTTGTGACGTTAAATCGAGAAAAGGCGAGTTAGGCATTTCCGTTTTATGTTTAGGTTGGAATTGCTATTTGTATGAAGGTGCAAAAACTTTGGATGAACAATTTGAATCCTTGGTTAATCAATTTGAGTATTCGTTGATTTATATGCAGCAGAATTTGGTCCCTTTGATCTCAAGACATTTCTCAAAAGTCGAACACTTGGAAGACAATTTTTATTTTTTTAAAAGGTAAGCTAACCACACCTATCATATAAAAATAGAGGCAGAAGCCTCTATTTTAAAACGCATATGCGATAAGAGAAATTCCAATCATCATTAAATAAAAACCAACTAAGAATGCTAATGTAAATGCTGAAACAATTGGATTAAATAAGAGCATAATTCCTACAATTATCCCAATAATATTTACTATCAGAATAAACCAATAGTAACTTGATCCATTGACCTTGTAAATATCTGCTCCTACAAGCCCCATAATTGAATCTACAATAAACCAAATAGCAAAAATATAAGGTAGGGCTAGTAAACCTGCATTAGTATTGAAGAGTAAAAATACACCAATTAGCAGGTCAAATATACCGAGAATCATTAGTAGGGTTGATTTTTGATTAGTGAATTCATGAAGTTTACGTCTAAAAAACAGTTCAAAAATTCCCTTTAAAACTGCAGCAATGGCAAAAACGTAGACAACTGCTTTTAAACTACTATCTGGATTATTAAATGATACTAAAGAAGCTATAACAAAAAGTAATCCAATTAAAAAATATTCCCAACTAAATCCAATTTTTCTTACCATGCTTATCACCTCCTTATGATAAATAATAGTATAACCTTATGAATAAAATAATGAAAATAAAACGTAAATAATACGCTAATTCAGCCTATCAAGTAAGAATCTATGTGATCATTAATCAACTTTTTGATCACATAGAAATTTAGGAGGTATGAAATGAATAAGCAAGAAGTGATAAAGAAAATTAATCTCGAAATGTTTGCTCATCCGACTTGGAAACCAGAAGATGCTGATGCTCCAACGCCTGATTTCAAAGATGGATACAACGCAGCCTCTAAAGCAAATATCAAAATAATTAATCAACTAGACGAACCGACAAAAGTGATTGCTCATTTGGCCGAAAAATGGCACGAAGACATTGGTCCTGTTCTCTGGTGGGATTTCCCAGTCGAAGAACCACCATATTGTGGCACACCACTAGATGACGATTTTCCAAAGTATAAGAGACATTTTACTGAACTTCATATTCCAGACGAGGTCGAGGAAGAGCTGAAGTGGGTGGTTAAGATAGAAGACAATGGGTCAGCGTACTTTGTTGACTTTTTCGATGAATTACAGCCTCATCTCGTCTACGGTTTAAGCGGCGAAGTAATGAGATTTGATAGCGAAGATAAAGCGAATGCGATTTTTACATTGATTGAATGTGGCACAGTTGAGAAAGTGTAGGTGTGAGAATGAGTGAAGTAGTGATTGATCCACAGGAGTATTACGTGTGGCTTGCATGTGAAAACGGATGGAATCGAGCAGTTGGCTTCAAAGCAAAAATAGCTGGTATAGATTGTTCCGTCGTCATGGTGCCGATTGATCCTATCGAGATAGTTTTTAGTGATCTCAACTCGGGATCAAGGATATTATCATTACCAATTTCGATACTTGATATGATCATGTGTGATACAAAAGAAAAAATGCTCGTATTGATGAAGGAGAATGCAGGTTTAGCAGCGAAAAAGATTGAGTATAGCGGAATAGACTTAGTACGTGAAGAATCAAGAAAAGCCAAAGGTTCGTTTGAAAAGAAGTCTGGTCCAATGCCGGACTTTGAGAAAACTTCTGTTTGCTAAGATTCGGTAACTGAAGCCATAGTAAAAAAGACTGCCGCGGTATGAAACGGCAGTCAATGAACTATGGGTAGCTGATTAGAATAGTTCAAAGGTATTTTACACCTAAAACAAAAATAAAAAAAGACAGCCGACCACTGGCTGCCTTGGAAAAGAACTCTCGTCTAGTTTCCGCTAGACAAAATAATTTGTAACAAAAAAAGACCGCTGGGGATTGGTCAGCGGCCATGAGCTGATTGAAATATGCTTTTAACCCGATTAAAAAGGAGGGGCCAGCTCATCACTATTGTACACCTAGTAGCGCAATAAAAAAAGACCGCTAGGCAGTCAGTTAGCGGTCAATGAGCCGATTGCGAAAGTTGTTTGTAGTCAACAAAAGAAAATATCAGCTCTTCATAATTGTATCATAAAAAGGACCGCTTTTTCATATGGCAGTCCCTAAGCTAGTGTAGTATTCTTGGATTATTTATGGATTTTTCTAGCTCAAATATATTGTACACCTATGTGAATCAAAGTGAAATAACAAAAAAATAAATTAAGAAGCCTAGGTTTTATGAATTTGAAAGGTATAATGCCTGGTTTTCGTTAGACAAAATAGACCACTAAAAAAGCGGTCTACGAGCTAGATGAAATAGGTTTTGACGTTAACGAAAATTAGAAAGGAAAGAACTAGCTCATTTAGATGATACCATAGAAAAAGACCACTGAATAGTTATATCAGTGGTCCCTGAGTTAGGTAGTTGTGCTTATAATAAGTGGGTTGTTTTTTTATTTAACCTAACTCGTTGGGCTAGTGCAGTATCAAAATTGTCGGTCTCAAACTTCAAGAAAATTACTAGCCCAATTCTTATTTTACACAGAGATAAGTAAGAAAAAAAGGCCGCTGAGTAAAAAAACAGCGGCTTGTGAACTAGAAAAATTCGGGTAATATGGAAAAATTAGAAACCAGCTCACACTAAAAGTTTATCAAATTCATTTTTCCGTTTCAAGATCGTACAAAAAAACGCTGGGAAAGTTCCCAACGCCTCTTTATGAATAAAAACTGACAAGATAATTATACCATAAGGAGTGGCGATTGTGAGATTTCAATGGTTAAGGGATTATCAAGATTTGGAAGAACAGTTACTCTACTTAAAGTGGAATCTGAATAAAAGTAAACTTGAATTGATTCGGTGGACAACTGGTGATTTATCGAAAGTACGTATAGAAAAAAACTCTCGATCGTCATTGCTCGAAGAGAATATTACTCAAATTGAAAATGAGATTGAATTGTTAGAAGAACAACAAAAGGAAATGTTGGTCATTATTCAATCTTTCAAAGGAGTCGAAAATGAAATTGTTCGTATGAAGTACATTGAGGGATTAACTTTGGAAGAAATAGTGGAAGAAACCGGATATAGCGATTCTTACATAAGAAAAAAGCATGCGGAAATCAGAAGTAAGCTTCAATTTATTGATGATTACGAGGCTCGCCATTTAGATAGAAAAGCAAAAAAAGAAGAGCTTGAATACTACGATGAAAAAAGGAGAAAAACTCAGCAACTTTCCCTTTTTTGAAAATTTCAACATTCACTAAATGTGCACTCATTTTGTGTATGGAAGTATTGAAATAGGCATGATATTTTATTAGCATAGAAAATTTTGAAAGGAGGAAGCTCCTCTTCGTTTCAATTTTTTCGATCGTTTGCAAGACGATAAATACTAGACGGCACAAAAAATAAATAATGAATGGAGTTGAAAAGTTTCATTTCCGTTGAAAGTTCGCTGTGCTGTCTATTGTTATCAAATAATTTTTATTAAAATTTATAGATTTCGAATATGTTCTTTTGTATAATATTTAACGTAGAGAAGTTAAGATGAGTAGCTCCATTTTTATGACTCTGCACAAGTTAAAAAATGATATATCTGAATGATTCTTTTAAACAATTCAAAAAACGATCTTACTCATCTTAACAACTCTACAGGATGTGAGTACATCACGTTCTTTTTTGCTGTTAAATTAAAACATACTAGCATGATTATTAGTCTTTTTGTATAATATTTGCGTAGAAAAGTGAAAAGATGGTGGCTAATCTCTTGAATAAAGGGGTGATGCCTATGGTTCATAGCTTTATCCCTAGAAGGGAGTAGGCATGTCTGTTTATCAAGCGTTGTCGCTGATGATCGCATTTGCGACGTTAGTGTTGCTGATTACAGATCACACGAACACAAAAAAATAATCATCTTTTAACACTTTAGCGAGAGTTAAGATGATTATCTTCTTAATATTCAGCTACCGTCTTTTTAACGGTTCTACATGGACGTGTTTGCAGCACGTCCTTTTTCTATATCTATTATAACATGTGAATAAAGAAAATCAATTGAGATCGCTTCGGCGGTCTTTTTATTTTGAAATACTTTTGAGGAGTGATTGCTATGAAGCAAGTGTTAGATCGAGTGAAACGATTGTTTGGTAGGCGTAATGGATTAGTGACAGCAGTCTCCTCGTGAGGCTGTTTTATTTTGCTCACAAAAATAGACCACTACCGGGTAATAGTGGTCAGGAATTAAATGAAAAAGATGTTAAAGGGTTGTTAGACAAGTATAACATCATAGCGTTTACATAGCAATACAAAAAAGAGCCACTGTTTCCGCAGCAACCCTTTAGTGTAACAAGTAACTATAAATATATCATCCTTGGCCATGTATTTCAACACACAAAAATAGACCGCTGTTTCCGCAGCGATCTATCTGTGAAACGTAAACAATTTATACATAAAGCATACAATAATAACGCTTACATTGCAACGCAGAAAGGGATAGAGCAATGAAAACTTACTGGTACGTGTCATTAAACAATAAATATCCGAAGCCAATGAAAGGACAGCATAGACGTGTAGTCATGTCTGTTCAAATGAAGGCGAAGTATTCGATTGTAGAAATGATCAGAGAGGCAACGCCAGTAGAGATTGATCATTGCAAATTGATCTATCTTGGAAAAGGCTTCTTTTTTGATACTCAAATTCAACAAGGATTGGCCAAGAATTTAAGTAGAATGAAAATCTGGAAACAAAACTCAACCTAAAGGAATGTGAGGTGGTGATTTATGAATGGCAAGAAAACGTGATCCTAGACGTGACGAAGCGTTTGAGTTATTTAAAAAGTCTAATGGATCAATAACTAATCGGGAAATTGCCGAAAAACTTTCTGTTCCCGAAAAAACGATCTCCGCTTGGAAATCGAGAGATAAATGGAATGCAGTACTACAAAACGATAATTGTAGTACTGCAAAAAATGATTGTAGTACTACAAACAGAGGCGGCGCTCCTACAGGAAACAAAAATGCTAAAGGGAATAAAGGAAACAGCCGAGCTTCACCGCCTTTAAGAAATAAGAATGCTCTTAAAACTGGGGAGTTTGAGTCAATATATTTTGATACTTTAAGTGAGGAGGAAAAGGAACTTTATTCAACTATGAATGATGATCCTTTTTTTGTGTTGTCTGGAGAAGTTCGAATGTTGCAAATCAGACAACGGCGCATGATGAAAAGAATACAAGATGCAGAAACAGGATTAAACGATGAAGAAATCGAACGCCTTCAACAATTAAGGAAAGTCAAAACGCCTGTCGAACATGACGGGAAGAAGCTTGAAATTAAGTATGAGGTTCTAAAAGATGTTCAGGTAACAAGAAAAACGTATCGAAAGATCGACGATATATTGTCTATCGAAGAGGCGTTGACTAGGATTAGTAATCAATTATCCAGATCAATTAAGCAATTGGCCGAACTAGAAATGAATAATCATAGAGCTGGATTGTTTGATAAGCAAAAAGAAAAAGCAGAAGCTGAAATTCGTCGCCTGAAGATTCAGAATGGTGAGTTTGAACAAGACGAGATCGGTGATGATGGATTTGTTGAAGCAATCAAAGGAATAGCGAATGATCCGGAGGTGTGGTCTGATGACGACATCGAAACATAAATCTAAGATGAAGGTGGTTTTTAAGTTTAGACCATTTTCAAAAAGGCAGAAGCAAGTTTTGTCTTGGTGGGAGAACCCGAAGTATAAAGATAAAGAAGCAATCATTTGCGATGGGTCAGTTCGTGCGGGTAAAACGGTCATCATGTCATTGGCATTCATTATCTGGGCTATGTGTTCATTCAATGAAGAACAGTTTGGAATGGCCGGCAAGACGATTGGATCATTAAGACGGAATGTTATTCGTCCGTTAAAGCGAATGCTGCGAGGTCGTGGTTATGTCGTTAAGGATAATCGAACCGACAATATTATTGAAATCAGCAAAAACGATGTCACCAATTATTTTTTTCTTTTTGGTGGAAAAGATGAAGCTTCCCAAGATTTAGTCCAAGGATTAACCGCCGCTGGTTTCTTTTTTGATGAAGTTGCACTTATGCCACAATCATTCGTTAATCAAGCGACAGCTCGTTGTAATATTGAAGGTTCAAAGTATTGGTTTAACTGTAACCCAGCAGGCCCGCATCATTGGTTCAAACTAGAATGGATTGACAAGTTAACCGAGAAGAATGCGATTCGGATTCATTTTGAAATGACTGATAATCCTTCGTTAAGTCAAAAAGTTATCGAAAGATATAAGCGAATGTATAGCGGTGTATTCTACGATCGTTTTATTCGAGGGTTGTGGGTTCTTTCAGAGGGAATCATTTACGATAACTTCGATAAAGATAAAATGGTGAAAAAACCACCGGAAAATATTTCAGCAAGTCAATATTATGTATCGATAGACTATGGTACTCAAAATGCCACAGTCTTTTTATTGTGGGCAAAGCATGGTAAACAATGGTATTGCATAGATGAGTATTACTATTCTGGTCGTGATTCTTCAAGACAAAAAACAGATGCTGAATATAGTCAAGAGCTTAAATCATTTCTTGCTGATAGAAAAGCCACAATTATTGTCGACCCGTCAGCGGCCTCTTTTATTGCAGAATTGCAGAAAAATGGTTTTAAAGTAATAAAAGCGAAAAACGATGTTTTGGACGGAATACGAGCTACACAAACAGCAATGAATCAAGGGGAAATATATTTTACAGATAGATGCAAAAATTTATTTATTGAATTTGCATCCTATATTTGGGATGAAAAAGCCGGAGAACGAGGCGAAGATAAACCAATCAAGCAGTTTGATCATGCATGTGATGCATTGAGGTACTTCGTGTATACGATACTAAATAATCGTGTTGCAGTGATTGGTAATAAAGCGAAAATTGGACTATAAGGAGGGATAAAGTTTTATGGCAATTGTGGTAAATAGGGAAATAGCTGGGGATTTACGTTCGCCTTCAACAGAGCTTTTAAATTACTGCCTGCAGGAACATCAGAAACAGCTAAAGCGTTTGGAGAAGTTATCTGATTACTACGATGGTAATCAAGAGATACTTAAACGAAAAAAAGAAAACGAATCTGCACCAAACAACAAAGTACTGATCAACCATGCGAAGTATGTAGTTGATATGAATGTTGGTTTTATGGTTGGCAATCCTGTTGCTTATTCAGGAACTGGAGAAGTTGATTTGTCGCCTATTCTTGACGAGTATGATCGTATTGATATTGTTTCACATGACACGGAATTAGAAAAAGATTTATCGACCTTTGGAATAGGTTATGAATTAATTTATTTGAAAGATGAGGCAGAATTATCTATAAAATGTATTGATCCACGAGGGATTTTTTTAGTTACTGATGACACTATCGACAAAAATCCGCTATTTGCGATTCACTATCAACCAGTATTCACTTTGCAAGGTGGCATTAGCCATTATATTGTTAAGTATTACAGTGATGATCGGATACTTACGTATAGAACTGAATCGAGAGGATTTGGCTCCTATCAGTTAGTTAAAGCTTTACCACACTATTTTGGAAGAGTTCCTGTAATTGAGTACAGAAACAATGAAGAAAAGCAGGGGGACTTTGAGCAAGCAATCTCATTAATTGACGCATATAACTTATTACAATCGGATCGACTGAACGACAAAGAAGCGTTCGTTGATGCGATTCTTTTTATTCAGGGGTTTGTTCTCCAAGACGGTGATGGTGAAAAGCTTCAGAAAGAAAAAATGCTCCAAGCTCCAGGTTCAAAATCTGATACAGCTGCAAGCTATCTAACAAAAGCATTAGATGAATCAAGTGTGACTTTGTTGCGTGATGCAATCCTAGATGACATTCATAAAGTAACGTATGTTCCAAATATGAATGATGAGAAGTTCGCGGGAAACGTTTCGGGTGAGGCAATGAAATATAAATTGTTTGGTTTGTTGCAATTAATGTCTGTGAAGTCTCGATACATGATTAAGGGATTAAGGCAACGCTTAGAAATATTTTCAACAGTGTTGAGGTACACAGAGCCAGAGATAGATATTTCAGGAGTGAAAATTAAGTTAAAACCTAATCTCCCAATTAACACGAGCGACATAATCAATCAGATTGTGACTGCTTATAACGCAGGGATTTTGCCACTAAAAATTTTATTGTCGTGGTTGCCCGATATTGATGATGTCGATGAAGTAATTGAACAATTGAATCTAGAAAAGGAAGAAAAAATTGAGCTACAGAAGAAAGTGATGGGCGTTCAAGCAGAAGACAGTCATTCGGATTTAGATGAACCACCTGAGGAGGAAGACGATGATCAAAGCAACGTTCATAAAGAGTAACGGCTCGTATATTAGTTATGAGATTACTGGTCATGCTCACTACGCTGAACCGGGCAAAGATATCGTTTGCGCTGGTGTGTCTACTCTTTTTATCACGATTACTAATCAATTACTTTGTAAATCGTACGTGAAGTTGCAAGACAAGAAAGTTTCCATTCTTAATCCGGATGAGATTGATAATGCGTTAGTCGAAGCGTTATTATGCGGTTTGTATGATATTCAACAAAACTATCCTAATTATGTTTCTGTTGAAGTATCTAAAAAATGGACAGCAAACATGAAGTATGCTGTCCATGGGTATTCAAAAACTTTTCATTCTAGAGATGAAGCAATCAAGTTTGCAGAGTCTGTTTCAGTTTCTCGTAGTCGGGTTTTGATGATTTGTCCACCGGGACTGCTACAGAAAAACTTTGATAGGGGGAAGTTAGTTGCCGAAAAAACAAGATGATTCCTACTGGCTCGATCGAGGGATTAAGCAAGAGAAAAAAATTAATGACGCTGCGAAACAAGTCGAACAAAAGATAATTGTAGCTTATCGACAGGCTCAAAGTTATTTGACGAGGCAAGTTAGAAAACTATTTAGTCGAGCGAAACAACGTTCTGGAATGGATGAGGGAGAAACAAGAGCGTTACTTAATCAAACTGTTCAACCTGATGAGTTAGTAGAATTGAGAAAGCTTGCTGATGATGTTTCTCATCCTGAACTTCAAGAGTCCGCAAGAAAACGATTGAATGGATTGGCATTTAAAGAGCGAATAACACGAGCTGAAGACTTGAAAGCCAAGTCTTTTTTAGTTTCCAAACAGATTGCTTCTGTGCAACTAGATAAATCGACTGAATTTTATATTGATGTTATTCACGATTCGTATAATGAGACAACTGCCGAAACAATCATAAGGCAAGTTGAGCAAACAAAATCTGATCAGATCATCAGTGTTCGGAATGGAAAAAAGCATGGTTCAAAAATAGAAGCATCTAAACAGACGCAAAAACGTGACGTACCGATTGAGGTGTGGAATGATCCTGATATTCGATCGACTGATTACGAATTCAAGGAGCTTTCAACTAAGTACACCAAGAATATTCTTGATTCTCATTGGCATGGTTCAAATTATTCAAAACGTATCTGGAAAGATACTGAAGCATTGGCCAAACGTCTTGAAGAGTTATTTACTGTTGAGTCTATGACAGGGATGTCCGAGTTTGAAATGGCTAAAGCGATAGCGACTGAATTTGACCGCTCAATTGGTGTTGCTCAGCGTTTAATACGAACCGAGGCCAATTATATGGCAAATCAAGCAAAGCTCAAAGCATGGCGAGACAGAGGTGTAAAAGAGTATCGTTTGATTGCTGTATTAGATTTAAGAACATCTGAAATTTGCCAGAAGAAAGACGGAAAGATTTATCTTGTTTCCGAAGCTGTTGTTAATGGGGAAGCCGGAACGTATCCACCGTTTCATCCTTGGTGTCGAACTGTTGCTGTTGCTATTATTGGCAAACGATCACTAACAGGCAAACGAATAGCCCATGATCCGATCAGCGGAAAAACAATTACCATGGAACAAAGAGAAACATATGATGATTGGATGAATAAGTTAAAACAACGATATTCTAAAAAAGAAATTGAGCTTCAGAAAAAGAAGCTTCGGAATTACAGAAAAAAATAATTAACTGCCCTGAATATGGCGTTAAACTGTTCGAAAATATCAAACATACTGATTGGGTCTATCAATCAAAAATCAAGTGGACTGGTTAAACTGGGCTGCTTTTTTTGCGTGCGCTAGGACTGATTGGGATAGGAGAGATTGAATTGAAAAATTTACTAATGAAATTAGACCTGCAACTTTTTGCTGAAGAACAACCCTCAGATCAGAATTCCGAACAAATCAGGAATCCATATGAAGCTGGAAATCCTGAGTTTGATGCTGCAGTTTCTAAAGCAGTCAATACGGCTTTGGAAAATAATGACAAAAAATGGCAATCGAAACTTGATGAGAAATTGGAAAAGGTTCGGCAAGATGCGAAAACAGAAGCTGAAAAAATGGCGCAAATGAATGCTGAACAAAAAGCGGATTATGATCGCCAACAGCGTGAAGCGGCATTAGATCAGCGAGAATTGGAACTAAATATGCGTGAATTACGAGCGCAGTCAATTACGCAGTTAACAGAGGATAATTTACCTGTTGAATTAGTTGATCTTTTAGATTTGTCAGATGCAGATAAATGTCAAACTGCATATAACAAATTGAAAACAACGTGGGAAAAAGCTGTGGGAACTTGGGAAAAATCCTTACAAAAGAAAGTGAAAGAAGAACTAAAAAATAGTGTTGATAATCCTTTGGGGGATGCAACAAATCCAGAAGTTAACCCTTGGAAAAAGGAAACACTCAACCTTACAAAACAAGGTCAGATTTTGAAAGAAGATCCAGAGCGGGCAAAAGTGCTAATGGCTCAAGCCAATAAATAAGAAAGAAGGATAAAATCGTGGATAAATTAAAAATGAATTTACAGTTTTTCGCTAAAAAAACAAAAATTGAAGATGTTATTGTTCCAGAAGTTTTTAATAAGTATGTAATCGAGCGTACAGCTGAATTATCAGCTTTATACCAATCGGGTATTGTAAGCCATAATCCGGAGCTAGATGCTCTAGCTAGTGCCGGTGGTAAACTAATCAACATGCCTTTTTGGGCTGATTTAACTGGTGAAGACGAAGTCTTATCTGATACGAATCCATTAGAAACGGATAAAATCACCGCGAATCAAGATCAGGCGGTTCTATTGATGCGTGGTAAAGCTTGGAAAGCGAACGATTTAGCAAAAGCACTTTCTGGTGATGATCCTATGCGAGCAATTGGTGATTTAGTTGCCGCTTATTGGGCGCGTCGTCAACAAGTAACTTTGCTTTCTATATTGAAAGGTGTGTTCGGAGGAACATCAACTAAAATGGCTGGAAATAGTCTAGATATTTCCGCTGAAACTGGAAATGATGCAGCATTTACAGGGGAAACATTTATCAATGCTTCTTACAAACTGGGAGATGCAGAAGAAAAATTAACAGCATTAGCTGTTCATTCTTCAGTATACGCTAATTTACGAAAACAAAACTTAATTGAATTCTTGTTAGCTTCTGACAATACTAAAATTCCAACTTATATGGGGAAACGTGTCATTGTTGATGATGGTATGCCGTTAGATGGAGATGTGTTCACTTCTTATATTTTCGGAGAAGGAGCAATCGGTTTAGGAAACGGCGCGGCTCCTGTGCCAACGGAAACTGATCGTGATGCTTTAGCAGGAGATGATATTTTGATTAATCGCCAACACTTCTTGTTACATCCAAGAGGGGTGAAATTTACTAATAAATCTGTCGCAGGTTCTTCTCCTACGAATGCCGAATTGGCAACGGCAAGTAATTGGGAACGTGTATATGAGCCAAAAAATATTCGTATTGTTCAATTCAAACATAAGCTTTATGTTCCTAATGTCACGGCTTCTGGTAGAACTGGAACAGGTAAGTAAAGAAGGTAAAGGAAAATGAATGATGAGTTACTGGAAAAACACACGGATGTGTTGATGGAACGTCTCGACGATGTTGAGGAAAAGGAAAGACCTAAAATTAAAGGCATGTTAGAGGACGCGATTACTCTCATTCTTGATTATACCGCTCGAACAACCGAACAGATGAACGATAGCCTTTATTACTATGCGCGACAATTAGTTGTGATTGCTTGGAATCAGGAAGGAAATGAGGGAGATGCTGCTCGTTCTGAAGGCGGCGTCTCCCATACCTTTATTACAGATATTCCGCCTAAATTAAAATCGGGCTTAAATAATCACAGGCTGGGAAAGGTCGTGAGTTTTCATGCGCCTAAGGAAACGTGACCTTTCAACCGTTTATTTAAAAGAGCGGTTAACTGGGCAAGATGATGAAGGAAACTTTCAAGAAGGTTTTTCAGATGAATCAACAGAGATTCAAATGAATATTCAATCCGCAGGAGGACAAGTAATGGCTTCTGTCTATGGTCAAAGTCTTCCATACATCAAATCTTGCAAGTATCAAGGTGACAAAATCAAAGAAGGAAAGAATGAGAAAGATGGTATTTGTCTTTATGTGAGCAAAGATAAAGAACCAGACTATGAAATTGTTGCCATTCAAACATTTTCTGCTCATTGTAATGTGACCTTGAAGAAACTAGGTGATGAAGATGGGCGTTGAGTTCAGAGGTGCTGACCGACTGATGTCAAAAATACGAGCGATTCCTAAAGTGATGGAAGACGCTGTTTTTGAAGCGACATTCGATATTGTAGATGAAACTGTGGCAAGAGCAACAAGTCACCTGCAATCGTCAATTAAGTATGGATCAGGTGAATTAAGTGGTTCTCCAAAGCAGGAAGTCGTGATCGATGGTAAAGGTAAAATAATAGGGCGTGTGTGGTCAGACAAGATGGAAGCATTGTTTCGAGAGTTTGGTACAGGTCCAGTCGGAGCAGAGTCACCAAAAGATCTGCCGCCTGGAGTTAATCCTGTTTATTCTACTGAACGGTGGTTTATTCCTGTACACAAAACACCTGTTGACCTTGAGATGGTATACGGTATTCCAAGAGTGACTATCAAGGGACAAGATTTCTTTATGACTCGTGGGCAGCCGGCAAGACCTTGGCTATATCCGTCAATGAAAGAAGTGGTTGAAATGGCCGAAGACATTTATAAAGATCGTGTGAAGGAAGGACTGAGGAAACTATGACAGAGCGTTATAACATAAAGTCTGATATTGTTACTCAGTTGAAAAAAGTCGCTGAGCTGAAGCTCGTATCTGCGGAGTATCCTAACACATGGTCGAATATGCCCGCTGCAATTTATTCGACAAAGGCAAAGCCGCACAAGAAAGATATATCCGACAAAGAAGCACTAACTGAATGGACAGTAAAAATCGATTTATACGGAAACAAATCTCTATCTACAATACAGAGTGAAATAATTAAAGTATTGAAAGAGATTGGATTTAAGAATACAGCCAGTGATGATGGCAATCAAGATGCATTGAAGCGTTCGATTCTAACATTCCGAGGAGTGGTAGATAATCGAACGCTTTTTGTATACCAATAACAAGGAGGAAATACCATGAAGAAAACAAAAATTTTACCGATGAACTTACAATTATTTGCCGGTTTACTAACTAAGGGCACGGCGTTATCAATGAAATCAGGCTCCGAGTCTGGCTTTACTGAAATTGAAGGATTACAAGCTGTTCCTGAAATCGGTGGAGATCCAGAACAAGTTGATGTTACGACGCTAAAAGACGCAAATAAAAAATATATTTCGGGTATTCAAGATATGGATTCATTAGAGTTCACTTTCTTATATGACAAAGCTGTATTTACAAAGTTAAAGGCAGTGCAAACGTCAGGAAAAGAAGCAAAATTTGAATTGTCTTATCCTGACGGTGCGAAATGCACATTTACTGGCGGCGTGACTGTGAAAATGGGTTCTGGTGAAGTAAACGGAGCCTATCAATTTACGCTGTCTGTAACTGTTTCAGATGGACCGGATTGGGCATAAACGTTTAACGAAAACTATATGGGCTAGAGATAACCCTCTGGCCCTATTTAAATCTTAGGAGGAAAAACAATATGAAACCAATGAAAGTAGAATTTGGAACTAAAACTCTATCCCTTGTATTAGATGGAAGTGCAACGGTAGACATTGAGAAGAAATTAGGTAAATCGTTATTTGGAATTATGATGACTGGCAACGGTGGAATGAAAATGCCGCGATTAGGTGAAATGCTAACTATCTTGCATTCTGCGAACCAAACAGCAAACATCAAGTCTGCCGATATGACGAAACTTTATGATGAATATATTTCTAAAGGCGGATCGATGATGAAGCTTTTCGAAGTCATTCAAGAATTGATGGAGAAGGCAGGTTTTTTCGAGTCGGAAACGACGGACGAAGAAGACCTAGTTGGGGAAGAGAAAAACGAGGAAGAGAGTCTAGTGTAGGCTTCTCTTCCTTTTCTGATTTGCTGCAGGAGATGTATCCAAAAGCAGTAGAAGCAGGAATACCCGCAGAAAAATACTGGTCAATGACCTATGAAGAAATAGTCATACAAGCTGAAGCAAATGTTGCGATTAGAAAACAACAGCTAGAAGAAAAAGCCATGATGGATTACAAAGCTGCACAATTAAATGCTTATGGTTTTAATGATCCGAAGAAAATGCCTAAACCAGATCAACACTATCCATTCTTGAAAACGGAAGATAAGCAGGAACAATCAAATCGGCCGCAAGATTGGGAAATTATGAAGGCTCGGATGATTGAACGAACGGAATTGATTAAAGCTACACGAGAGCGGAAAAATAAACAGGAAAAGGAGGGATAGATCATGGAGCTGGATAGACTTGAAGTCGTTTTTGATGGTGACTTGAACCCCATTGAGGAAAAGGTCGCACGATTTGAACAAAAGATGGATTCTATGATGAGCCGAGTCAAGAGTTCATCTGGTCAAGGGATGGACGCTGTAGAAAAAAACTTATCTGATTCAAAAGGGTTCGATAAATTTACCAAACAATTCGAGAAAATGAATTCAAATTTTGATTCTATGCTGAAGAGAATGAATCAATCGGCGGCAAAAAATGGCGAAGAAGTTGGGAAGTCACTTTCTGCTGGAGTATCCAAAGGCGCTGTTAAAATGACAAAAGATGTTCAAACCGCAGTTGATAAAGTGAACACGCAAATGCAGCAAGCCAAAGCAGCACAACAACGAATTGCCAACTTGCAGGCTAATAAAAATGGTGCGCGGTTGTCTGGGGATACTAAAAGTGAATCGAGAATAGGCGAACAAATTTCAAAAGCTCAAATTCAGATGAACAAGTCGCAACAACAAGCACAAGCGATTGTGCGCGGATTAAAATCCGAATATGATGCTATCCCTAATTCTCTGTCTAACATTTCAGCTAAGATGGAAGGCAATGAGCGGCAGATTGAAGCTATGAGAGCTAAAGTTAAGGCTCTGAAAAATGAAATGAAGATGCAGCAAACAGAAACAGGAAGTTTCGCATCTGGAAAGTGGAAATCTACAGGGATACAAGATACACCACAATCAACCAAAACCGCTGAAGCTATTTCTAAACAATCAGCAAAAATGGAAAAATTGATTGCAGACAATGATGCTTTGCAACGTTCATATGCTCAGTTGGAAGATCGTTCTGGTGTTCTAAAGACAGCGTTGTCTAGTGTAAATACGGAACTTGGCGAGCAACCTGTAAAAGCTCGTATGGCAGCAAATGGAATGAGGAATCTGTCGGGTTCCACGAAACAATCAGAAGGACTCTTTTCACGTTTCAAAAATATGATGAGTAATTCTATTGGTAGATTTGGAAGTTTATTTGACAGACAATCGAAACAAGTCACTAGCGGAACATCTAGAATGGCTCAAGGCATGGGTGGTTTTGGACGCTCCATGAAGATGCTATGGTCGCAGTTATTCTTGTTCACGTTCTTATACCAAGGAATCATGACTCTAGCTGGCGGGCTTTTTAAAGCGTTACAGACTAACGCACAGTTTTCAGCTAGTTTAAATCAAATTAAGGTCAATTTACTAACTGCATTTTATCCAATTTACCAAGCAGCTTTGCCAGCGATAAATGCTTTGATGTCGGCCTTAGCTAAAGTTACTGGCTATATTGCTGGATTTATATCCACACTTTTCGGAATGAACATCGGTGATGCATTCAACGGTGCTCAGGGACTAATGAACAATGTCCAAGCTTTAGATGATACTGGAAGTGCTGCATCTGATGCATCAGATGGATACGATGAGATGGCTCAATCCATTAAGGATTCAAATAAGCAACTTAAAGATCAGCATGATAGAACAGAAGCAGCTCGAAAAAAAGCAAAAGAATATAAACGTCTTTTAGCTGGGTTTGATGAATTAAACATTTTGGATTTCAGTGATGACTCTGACGACGAATCAAATGAGTTCATTCCTCAGGAAATTCCAACAAGACCGAAGAATCCGAATGGATCTGGTTCTGATCCATGGGCTGACTTTGGATCAGCAGCAGTTCCAGAAACTCCGAAATGGTTAACGGATTTTGCCAAGAAATTTAAAGACATCATGTCAAAACTCTTTGATCCAATAAAGAAAGCTTGGGACGCTCAAGGAAAACGTGTTATGGATGCGTTCAAGTATTCATTATCTGAAATTGGAAAATTGATTAAGGCAATTGGTAAATCATTCTTGGAGGTATGGACTAATGGAACCGGACAAAAGTTTGTAGAAAATCTTTTAGTATTATTGGGCGATGTTCTTTATATCATTGGTGATATTGCAAGGGCTTTTAGAATTGCTTGGGAAGAAAACGGCCGAGGCACTAAATTGATTCAGCAAATATTTAATGCTTTAAATCAGTGGTTAGAAGTCTTGCATGATATCGCGGAGTCATTCCGAGAAGTTTGGAATAATGGCACTGGGGTAGAGCTTGCAAGACAATTGATAGAATTCTATACTAAGCTATTTCATTTAATAGAAACTATAGGTAAAGCATTTCAAAATGCTTGGAACGACAACGGTCGAGGGACGGCGATCATTCAAGCTATCTTTAACGCGTTATCAGAAGTTCTTAAGCTAATCAATTCAATCATGACAGCATTTGACAAGGCTTTTGCTTCGGGAATTGGCGAAAGTATTCTAGCTAATATCATGGAGATCATTACGAATATTTTCAATACTGTTGGAAATCTGGCAAAAAGCTTTCGAGAGGCATGGGATGAAAATAACCGAGGTCAAACAATCTTCGAAGGGATTATGAAGATAATTGACACAGTCCTTGGGACAATCAAACGAATGACAGGAGCGACTGCAGAGTGGGCTAAGACTCTTGACTTCCGTCCACTCCTTAATTCTATTAATGGGTTACTTAAATCAATACAATCATTGACAAAAAACATTGGAGATGGCTTGGAATGGTTTTATAAGAACGTCTTACTTCCTTTAGCTAAATACACAATTCAAGATTTAATTCCAGCATTCCTTAAAGCATTAAGTGGTGCTCTAGATGGACTAAATGGAATTATTAATGGATGTAAACCAGCATTTGATTTCTTTTGGAACTCCATTCTAAAACCTATTGCTGAATGGACCGGTGGAGTAATCGTTGATGTATTGAAAAAACTAGGTGACGCTCTTTCGGGTATTGGGAATTGGATATCTGAACATCAAGAAGGATTTTCTACATTTGTAACTGTTTTCGGAACTTTTGCAGGGGTTCTTTTAGCTATTAGTAAATTAGCTGGTTTGGCAGAAGTTCTTGTAGGAGTTTTTAACTTTATTACTTCAATAAAAAGTCTAGCCGGAGCATTGTCTTTAGTTAAATTTGGACTTGAAGCGTTTATGACTGCTCTTGGAGGACCATGGGCCATTGCGATAGGCGCAGCCATTGCCGTTGGTGTTTTGTTATGGCAAAATTGGGATACCATCAAAGAGAAAGCTAGCCAGTTGAAAGACTGGATCGGTGAAAAATGGGAAGGTATCAAAAATGCTACTTCAACTGCTTGGGATAATGTAAAAAATTGGACCTCGGAAAAATGGAATGCTGCGAAAGACGCTGTGACCAGTAAAGCAAGTGAAATCTATAATGCTGCAAAAGATAAATTTACGAATGTCGCTAACACAGTTAAAGAAAAAGCTGGGAATGCGAAGGATTGGGCATCAGAAAAATGGAATGACTTAAAAAGTGCAACGTCTAGCAAATTTGAAGAAGTTCGGAATGCAGCAAGTTCAAAAATGTCGAGTGCAGCCGAAGCCGTCCGTTCAGGAGCCGAGTCTGCAAAAAGTAAAGCAGTCTCAGCGTTTGGTAGCTTGAAAGAGGGCGTTTCTTCTAAACTGAATGACGTGAAGAGCGTAGCCTCGGATGTTTTTAGCAATATAGGAAACTGGGCCAAAGATTTACCAGGAAAGATTGCGAACGGTCTATCAAATGGTGTTCAGGCGATTGGCAATGCCATTGGAAACATTGCGAATACGATTGCTAGACCAATTGGTGATGCGGTCAATTCCGCTATTGGCGCGATCAACTGGGTTCTAGGTGCCGTGAACGCGGGATGGTCATTGAACAAATGGTCAATCCCTACATACAAAACAGGTACGGATTACCATCCTGGAGGACCGGCGCTAGTCAATGATGCACCAGGATCTAGCTACCAAGAAATGTTCAAATTACCGGGTGGCCGCATGGGTATGTTCCCAAGACAACGGAATATGTTGGTTGATCTTCCAAGAGGTGCGCAAGTCTTGCCAGGAAGTCTGGTTCCTCACTACGCTGGGGGAATATTCGGAAGCTTTAAAGATTTCTTTACAAATGGATTTGATAAAGCGAAAGGGGTCGCAGAGGATGTATGGAATGTTATATCTAACCCTTCTGCGTTGGTCTCTGAAGCAATCAGCAAATTTGTTGATATCTCAGGTATTCAAGATCCGATGTTGTCAGTTGCTTCAGGCTTTCTGAAATATGCAAAAGACGCCGTGACAAATATGATTGTCGAAATGATCAATAATTTCACAGGTTTCGCAGATGGTGGATTGGTGGATCGTTTTGGTTGGTATCAATTGGCTGAGGGGAATAATCCGGAGATGATCGTCCCATTGAGTAATTCGGAACTAGCTTTCCAACGAATCAATGAAGCGTTAGATTTTATGGGCTATGATAGTCTCCCAGATTTGACCATGCCTGATGTGTTTAGTGATTCTTCTGAAGGCTACTCCGGTAGCGGTAAAAAGGGAACATCGACAATGGCTATTTCTGGAAATGGAATGGAAGGATTGTCCACTAATTTACTGGCAAGTCTTGGGGAATCCATCGCAACTGCGATTGTACAAGCACTGTCTAGTCTAAAACTAAAAGGCGGAGACCAACCGATAGAAGTTATTCTTGAAGTAGATTCCACGAGATTAGGTCAAGTGACTGTAAAAGGAATCAATCAGTACCATGAACAGATAGGAGCCCTAGAGCTTAACTTGTAAGGAGGATAAAACATGGATTTTTTAATAGCAGGATCAAAAGTGGCAACACCAAAAGAACTCACAGTGAGTATCCAAACCTTAGATAGCGGCTCTAGTGGACGGAATGCGAACGGAGACATGGTAAGGGATATCTTAGGTAGAAAAACAAAGTTGGATGCAAAATGGGGGCCTCTGAATACATCAGAGGTCTCTTTAATTTTACGTTTAATTGATGCGGCATTTTTCACCGTTAGATACCTCGATCCACAAGAAGGCGGGCTAATCACTAAATCGTTTTATTGTGGCGATCGCTCAACTCCCGTTTATTCGTGGAACGCTAAATTTTCAAAGATGATGTGGCAAGGGTTATCTGTGCCATTCATTGAAATGTAGGTGATGACATGTTGAGCGTGACAGAAGAATTTCATAAAGCCTTCAAAGAATCGGAACGTGAAGTTTTCGCAAAAGTAACAATCAATGGAACAACCTATCTGAAAGATAAAATCAAAACGATCAATTATTCAGCAGGGGTATTTGGTGGGGAGAACTATCAAATAGGCTCCACTCAATCGGCGACAGTAAAAATTATCTTTACTGAAATCATTGAAGGATTAAAAGAATTAGATGAAGTGAAAATTGAATTAGGAATAAAAATTCGTGGTTCTGGTCTACCTTCGGATATCAATAATGTTTCGAGAATCGGTCGAGCAAAAATAGGAAAGGCAAGAATAGTGAGCTATATTCCGGATCGGTATGAGTTTGTCCCATTGGGGACATTTTATATCAGCGATCGTGTGGATCCGAACCGAAACGAGAACACCACGACCATTGAAGCCAGAGATGGCTTTATTTTTATGGAGTCTGATTATCAATCGAAGCTGTCTTATCCAATCGAACTTCCATATGTCGCCTTAGAAATCGCAAACTTGAGCGGCTCTGAAATTGATCCCGTTTCATTTAACCATTTAAATGAATATGTCATCAATGAGCCAGTAGGATATACCTATCGACAAGCGATTGGATTGATTGGCCAATTTCAATCTGGTTTCGTGTTCTTCGATCGGTATGGACGATTAGCGATTCGAAATTTAGAAGACCCGCGCTTCCGCATTGATCCGAATGAATATTTCTTAAAAGGACTTACCAAAAGCGAACTCATGTACCAACCTAAAGGGATTTCGTGTAAAGTAGTTACGCCTAAAGGAGAGTCAAGTAACGAAACGAACGTATTACAAGCAGGATCGACTGCAGGCGCTCAAATCAGTATAGAGAATAATGTAATGACACAGCCGCTGCTGAATTTGATTTTCCAACAAGTGAAGGGAATAAATTATTATCCCATAAACTTAAAATGGCGCGGAAATCCAGCTTTAGAGGTTGGCGATTGGGTCACGATGATCGATCGTAAAGGGAAACAGTTCAAGTCTCCTGTGTTAAACTATACGATTGTTTTCGACGGTGGGCTAAACTCAACGATTAGCGCAGATACAAAAGCCTATTCATCAAATGTTTCGACCTTCAAAGGACCACTTCAACAAAAATTGGACGAACTTGATCATCGAGTGGATGCCGCAGGGAAGAATAATGTCTACGATGGCACCGAAGAACCGAAACATCCGAAAGAAGGCGATATTTGGTTCAAGAAGAATGGTCCTGATGATGAAATTTGGGTATACAAACAGATTTCTCCTGGAGTTTTTGAGTGGGTGATGACTACTTCAACGACAATGGATCAGGATATTAAGGATCAGATTGAAAATTCTACACCTAAAGATGACATCATCAAAACGATCAATTTAAGCTCCGAAATGGATGGCAAAGAATGGTTGAAAATCGAGGGAGCAAAAATCTGGCTGACAAAAGAAACTAAGATTGACAGAGCTATAATCACATCCGCAATGATTGGATCAGTCGACGCAGGTACAATAAACGCAGGAACCTTAGATGCAAGTAAAATCACGGTAACGAATTTGAATGCAAAAGCAATCTCTACTGGAATCGCTACTGGAAAGAATTTAAGTATCAATTTCGATACCGGACAAGTCAATTTTCAATCGGGGAATATTACCAACGCTTTAGGAAAAATTAATATTAATCTGGATAAAAGTCTGATGTATTTTAAAAAAAATACAACGAATTCAAGTGTGATCGGGGATAACGGATTTGTTGTATACAACGGAACGCCGACATCGTCAAATATTGATATTTATGACAATAAGATTATTGTAGCCGTTGGGAAGTTCAGCGGAACTCCTGGACTTATTGGCAACCGTGGGCTAGAAGTAGCTAGTTACAAGTATAAAAAACTTTCAAATGGTTCAGTCGAGTATCAAAGGGTTGCTGGATTCGAGGTGCTGTCAAATGGGGATGCTTATCTTTTTTCTGAAGAGAACAAAACCCTTCAAATCGGTTATGCCAACACTAAGACGTTACTTATGTCATACACCAATGATATAAGAGGAAATCTTACTGTCGGAAATCTAAACGCGACAGGGGCAAAAAACGCTATTCATGTGACTAGAGACGGCGTGAGAGCGACACCCGCTTACGAAACGACAGAGAGCTATTTGGGAGATATCGGTAGAAACGTGACAAATGAAGAATGCGAGGTATGGGTGCCGATTGATGCGATCTTTAGTGATACGGTCAATTTGGATATACCTTACGAAGTGTTTTTACAAGTTTACGATGATGCAAGAGTCTGGGTATCTGATTTTCGATCAGATGCTTTTTTAGTTTGTTCAGATAGACCGATGATTCGGTTTGCTTGGGAAATCAAAGCCAAACGTACAGGATATGAAAAAGATCGTTTGGTTCTGCAAGAATTTACCAACCAAGAAATAGAAGAAAGATGGAGGGAAGACCTGTGAATGTAGATGCTGAAAAAGTGATTGAACAATTGTTGCAACGTATTGCAAATTTAGAGCTAGAAAACGCAAAATTGACCGTTGCATTAAATTCAACTACCGCAGAAGAAAACGATAAAGTCTAGTGGTAATAAGTCAAGATAATTTTTCAAAAGATTTTTAAAGGTAGTTAATTTTTGAAGCGCACTGAACTAAACCCGACCAAAATTAAAAATTTTTTCGGGTACTTCCAAGGATTAGCGTCAATAACATACTGT